TATTGAGCAAAAAGACCCAGCGGCAGCAATCTTTGAAACGGCTGGTCGCGCTAACTTAAACAGATTAGGTAACGCACTTGGGTTTGTTGGCGCTGGTCGCACTCGACTGATTGGCCCGGCTGTATATAAAGCGCGTCGCGGTATTGAAGCCGAGATGACAAAGATGATTGCTAAAACTATGCGCGTTGTGCAAAGCGAGATTTAATCATGGCACTATCTATACCTATTGTCAGCGAGTTTGACGGCAAAGGCATTGACAAAGCAATAAAAGAATTCAAACAATTAGAGACTGTTGGCGAAAAAGCACAGTTTGCTATTCGCAAGGCTGCTGTACCTGCGGCGGCTGCGATCACGGCAGTTGCGGGTGCGCTTGGCTTGGCTGCTAAAGCGGCAGCCGAGGACGAACAACAACAAGCGATCTTGGCTAACACGATGCAAAATGTTGTCGGCGCTACTGACGCAACGGTTGCGGCAACTGAGGACATGATTTCGGCTATGTCGAGGGCAAGCGGAACAGCGGACTCAGATTTGAGGCCAGCCTTTAGCGCACTATTAGTTGGTACTAAAAATGTTGGCGACGCAACTAGCGCGTTATCGCTTGCACAAGATATTTCGGCTGCAACTGGCAATGATTTAGCGACAATTAGCGACGCGCTGGCTAAAGCGTATGCAGGCAATATGAAAGGTTTGCAGGCGTTGTCGCCTGAGATGAAGGGCATGATTAAAGACGGTGCGTCACTTGACACGGTAATGCTTGCGTTAAATGACAATTTTGGTGGCGCGGCCGCAAAGTCTGCAAACACCGCTGCAGGTCAGTTTAAAATATTAAAAAATAGTTTGGCTGAAACACAAGAAAGCATTGGTGCAGGTTTGTTGCCCGTGTTGCAAAAAGTTTTGCCGTATTTGCAAAGCATGGCTGACTGGGCGCAAAAAAATCCTAAAGCATTTTTAATTGTTGCCGGCACAATTAGCGCTATTGCTACAGCGATCTTGGCAGTCAATTTTGCTATGGCCGCTAACCCGTTTACGCTTATTGCGATTGGCATTGCGGCGCTTGTTACTGGTCTTGCAGTTGCGTACACAAAGTTTGAGGGATTTCGTAACGGCGTAAATTTTGTAATTAACAGTTTGATTGCAGGATTTGAGTTAATGGCTAATTCGTTTATTAGTGCAATCAACTTAATTATTCGTGGCATGAATTTGATTAACCCGTTTACAGATATTGACCCGTTGTCAACAATTAACTTGGGTCGTATTGGTGGCGGTGGCGGTGCGACTAGCGGCGGTCAGGCTCGAGAGGGTGGCACGGGCGCTATTACACCTAGTTTGCCAAGTATGCCTAGTTTGCCCCCAGCGATTATCGGTGGCGGCGGTGGCTCAGGGGGTGGCGGTGGCGGCGGTGGCGGTGGTGGCGGTATTGGTAGCCCAAACGATTTAGTGACCATACAAGGTGCTTTAACGACGTCAGGCAACGCTGAACGCATCGCAGCGCGTAGTAACGGTGGCGTAACAATAAACGTGACAGGCGGTATGTCAACTAGCGCCGAGATCGGGCAAAGCGTGTTGAACAGTTTGTTGGCCTACCAGCGCACTAACGGGCCGCTCGATTTACAGATTGCGTCGTAATGGCAGGTACAGCCGTTGTTGCTAGTGGCAACTATGACTTAGAGATTGACACAGGGTTTATTCAAGACGCATTTTTACTTGATGACGCAACCGCTGGCGTACTTAATAACACTCAATATGTGCTTGACGGTACGACAGATTTTGCAAGCGTGCTTGACGGCGTAAACAGCATTACGGTTAAACGTGGCCGACGCGATCAGGGCGACCAATTTAGTGCTGGCACTATGTCGTTTAATATGCTTGACACGGCAGGTATTTTTAACCCGTTTGATACGCAGTCGCCCTACTACGACACACCGCAAGCGCAACCCGGTCTTGCACCTATGCGTCGAGTGCGCTTGTCGCGTTACAGTTCGCTAAACGTCAAAGAATATTTGTTTGTCGGCGTAATTGTAAATTATGACTACAACTTTGCGCTAGGCGGTCTTGACACCGTAACCGTGTTTTGTGCAGACGATTTTTATTTGTTGGCACAAACATATTTAGACGAATTTAATGTCAGCGAGGAATTGTCTAGCGCTCGAGTCACAGCCGTACTTGACTTGCCTGAGGTTGCGTTTCCAGCGTTGACGCGCGACATCGCTACAGGCACACAGACGCTTGGCGGTGCAGCGGCGTTTACGGTCGCACAGGGTACGAACGTGCTTGGCTATTTGTCTGACGTAAATGAGGCTGAACAGGGTCGCCTGTTTATGTCGCGTGACGGCGATCTAGTCTTTGACGCTCGACTAGGCACAACGCTTACCCCAGCGGTAGCAGATTTTCATGACGACGGAACAAACATTCCGTACAACGGCGTAGGCATAACTTTTGAAGCCGATCAGGTAACTAACCGTGCGGTCGTACAAATACTTGGTAGTAACAATCCGCAAGTCGCTGACGACGCTGGCAGTCAGACAAAGTATTTTGTGCAGACTTACAGCATCACTAACAGTCTTTTGCACAACGACAGCGCCGCACTTGACTTAGCGGTTTATTTGCTTGACCCTGAACCTGAGGCACGGTACACGTCTTTGGCTACGTCGTTTGCTTTGTTAACTAGCGCGCAACGTGACACGGTGGCCGTGATTGACGTGGGCGACACAATTACGATTGAAAAATCATTCGTGTCTGGGGTAACAACGACGCAACTTGCACAAGAACTGGCAGTCGAAGGCATTGAACACACGATCAGCGTCAATACCGGGCATAGCGTCACTTACTACACGTCGCCAACCATCGTCGTTTACGAGTTAATACTTGACGACCTGACGTTTGGTATCATCAACGCGGACAACGCTCTAGGGTAAAGTAGGCAAACATGGCAACAAGACAAGATTTCACAGCGGGTCAAGTTTTACTCGCATCAGAACTAGACGCAATGGCAACAGCGATGATTGCAATTAACGCGCAGACTGGCACAACTTACACAACAGTTTTAACTGATGACGGCAAACTAATTACGGCAGATAATGCTGCGTCTATTGCGTTAACTATTCCACCTAATTCAAGTGTGGCTTACGGGATCGGCACGCAAATAAACATTATGCAACTTGGCGCGGGTGTCGTAACTATTACGGCAGGCGCGGGCGTTACTTTGCGAAGTAATGGCACAAAACTTAAAACTAACGGCCAGTATGCGGTTGCGACTTGTGCAAAAATTGCTACCGATACTTGGGTGGTTGTCGGTAATTTGGCGGCATAGGTCATGCAAATATTTGCAGGCGTAGGCGCAGCGGCAGGAATTGTTGTTGACTATCTCGTTGTTGCAGGCGGTGGATCGGGTGGTAGTCGAGTTGGCGGCGGCGGTGGTGCGGGCGGTATGCGTTGCACAGTCACGGGGACAGGCGGCAGCGGTAGTTTAGAAACTGCGTTGACGCTCGAGTTGTTAACAAATTACACGGTAACGGTTGGCGCGGGCGCTGCGGCGGTAACAGATACTGCAGGTGTTGGTGTTGCAGGTAATACAGGTTCTAATTCTGTTTTTTCTACGATCACATCGGCGGGCGGTGGCGGTGGCGGCGCTTATTTAAATGTTGCTGCAAAAGTTGGTGGCTCGGGTGGTGGCTCGCCCGGTTATGCAGCGGCAGGTGCGGCAGCAAGTCCAGCAGGTCAAGGTTTTGCAGGCGGTAGCAGTCCAGCATCAGACGCGGGCGGAGGCGGCGGCGGCGCGGCAGAAGCAGGCGACACAGACGGCGGATCTCAAGGCGGAGACGGGCGAGCAACAAGCATCACAGGCGCGTCAGTAACTTACGCAGGAGGCGGAGGATCTGCATCGGGTTCAATCAGTTACGCAGGCGGCGACGGAGGAGGCGGCGCGGGCGCAGAAAGCACAAATACGCCTGCAACATCAGGCACGGCAAATCGTGGAGGAGGTGGCGGCGGCGTGCGCGACAATCTTGACCAAGGCGGAAAAACTTCAGGAGCAGGCGGCAGCGGAATAGTAATTCTCAGATACTTAACAGCGTCAGGCACAATAACAATCGGCGCAGGTTTAACAGGTTCAACAGCAACAGACGGCAGTAGCAAAGTTACAACGATTACCGCTGGCACAGGCAATGTTAGTTGGGCTTAATGACTACCTACTGGGCTGAACTCGACACAAACAATGTTGTAACACAAGTTATTACAGGCGTAGATAATTTAACTATTGAAGGCATACCCACAGGCGATTGGTATAGCAATTTTGTAGGCGCGCCGTGTGTGCAAACTTGGATAGATCGCGACGATAAAACCTATGCAGGCATTAACTACACATACAGTTATGAAACACAAGATTTTGCGCCGCCGTTTATTGAGCCAGTTCCGCCGAGTCCAATACCAATTGAGCAATAATGCGATGCGGTACGTGCTATTTGCGCTGGTACTTATGTTGACGGCTTGCGAAACAACACGCGACAACACGATCACCGTCAAGTCGCGAGTCAAAAACATGACGCTAAATAACTGCAACGTGCCTGACCGATGCGGCATAACACCATGACTCGACACAGATACACCGCCGACGAACTACACGCACGCATGATCGTCACCGTAGGCGTACTCTTAGCAATAGTTTTTAGCACCATAGTTTTAGGCATGACCTACGGCCTGTTGTTTGTGTCGCAACCCGAAAAACAAGCACCAAACGACGCAGCGTTTATAGATTTAATGTCAACCATTGTCGTGTTTTTGACCGGCACATTGTCAGGCATTGTTGCATCTAACGGCATAAAAAAACCTACTAAATAACAATGGCTAATCGCGCTTACATAGTTACACAACAGCCAGTCGTAAAATCTGCGCTGGCTGGCACAGCGGAGTGGGCTCGACTTGCGTGCAAACACAGCGACGGCAGTTTGTGGAATAACGGAACATTTGTGCATCGTGACATAAAAAACCGACCCGGCACAATCAGCAATCACGCTCGAGGGCTGGCAATGGACTTGTCGTACCGTTGGCTTAACCAAAAACAACTTGGCAAAGCAGACGGCCGCAAAGCGTCATTAGCGTTCATTGTTAAGTGTTTAGAAAACGCAGATCATTTAGGCATACAACTTGTGATTGACTACGCAATGCAACGGTCATGGAAATGCGACCGGGGCACATGGCAACCGCTACCAAGTGTCGAGCAGGGCGACTGGTATCACATAGAAATTGACCCGCACGTTGCTAACGACCCGATCATTGCAAAACAGCGCTGGCAAGCCGTTTTTGGGGTATCACCGACAGAGGCAACAAAACCTGTTTAGGCTGGTCACCTACCGAGAAAGTAGGTCACTATGACACTCTTCAGCAAACTTGCAATATCGCTATTTATTAGCGTCACGTCAATATTTATTTTGACACCGCCGCCTGCACCCACAGCCGACGATTTAGCAGTCAGACAACCCGAGGTATTTGAGGGCTACGGCCGACCAGTTGACATACCTAGCACTACTAGCACCGTGCCTGTAACTACGCCTATAACGCAACCTGATGCGTGTCAGACCGTGTTTGACATGGCTCGACACGTCGGTTGGGCAGAGCAAAACCTAACACAACTAGTCGCAATCGCCTACCGCGAAAGCCGGTGCAACCCTGCAGCGTTCAACCCAACCGACCCAAACGGCGGCAGCGCAGGCGTTATGCAGATTAACTATTTTTGGTGCAAACCGTCGTCGTATTACACAAACGGCTACTTGCAGGCATACGGCCTATTACGCACGTGCAATGACCTGTTTGACTTAGAGGACAATTTGCGTAGCGCGTTAGCAATCTTTAGATACTCAAATGGCTGGCGTGCATGGTCACTTTAAAGCACCTGTTTTTGGCAACCGTCTTGACGGCGTACACCTACCTGATAATGTCAGTCACCAACAAACGAAAGGCAAGAGATGACCGAGAACATCGACCCGAGAACTGATCCACAGTTTCAGGCGCTTAAACACGTCATGGACGAAATTATACAAAACAAAGTGCCAGTTCGTAATTGGTGGGACTTGGGAGCGTTAAGCACTTTACGAGAATTGCAACATCAAATAGACGATCACAACGTTTTAGATGACAGCGATTTAATTGACGCACTTAATCAAGCACGTATTGAGATTAAATATTTGTTGAGCGTTATTACCGATCTTGACGAGCGCGTAAAAGAGCGTGACGCAGAGGTAAGCCGGCTTGAAAGGTGGGCGCACCGTGCTAACTAAACACGAACGTCACCGTATGCGTGTCGCAATGGTTGAGAGCCAAGCCAGCGCAAACGCCAAATGGACTCCGCAACAACAAATGCAGGTAGATATGGCGATACGCAAAATGGCGCGCATGATGCCACGCTTTACAGCCGATCAAGTTTGGTACGAACTAGGCGTCACATTTCCAGTTACTAAAGGCATGACCGCTCGACTACTGGTCGCACAACGTAACGGCGTTATTAAAAACACGGGCGAGATTACGTTTGCGGAACGTGGCGGCGAACACGATCACGCGCAACGCTTAACAATATGGCAATCGTTGTGAGCGGATTTAACCTTGACAATTACGTTGACGTACCTACACGTTTAGGCATGGCACTTAAAAAATATCCTGATCTACGCATACAAGAAACGCACCGCGAGATCATAGAGATGCCTGACAAATCATGCTTTATACGTTGCACCGTTACCGTGTGGCGTGACCAAGCAGACCCGATACCTGCAGTTGCGTCAGCGTGCGAGATTTATCCGGGCCGTACGCCGTACACAAAGATGAGCGAAAATGAGGTTGGGTTTACAAGTGCGCTGGGTCGAGCGCTTGGCTACATGGGCTTTGGTATTAACAAAAGCATTGCTAGCCGTAATGAGGTTGAGGCAGCGCAAAGCAGGCAACCTACAGGCCGTTTAGCGCCAGTTGTACCTATGCACGAAGTTGAGATGCCATTTTCTGACGCACCGGTGCAGGAATATGCAACGCCTAAACAGTTGGGCATGATGCGTGCGTTGGCTAACGGGCAGAACATTGCTCAAGACAAGTTGAAGGAGTATTGCAGCAATGTGCTTGGCCGTCAGATAAACACAACAGGCGATTTAACTAAACGTGATGTTAGTCGAGTCATTGACGCGCTAAAACTAGGTGAGCCACAATGAGCGACGTTGAGCAACTTAAGCAGATAATGCAGGCGTTTACGATCGTGCAAGCAATGACCGATTTCTTAGGCAAAGATGATGTAGAAAAGCATTTGCGTTGGGCAGCCAAAAACTATGCCGAACGTATCTATAGACAAAGCAACAAAGACAAATAGTACGGGCATGACCTAAGCCAGTTGCATGGTGGTTGGTAACACACGGCAACGTGGGTAGATGACACGCGTGGTAACACGTGGTCAAGCAAATTGCGCTAAAGAGTTAGGGTGTCGAGTGAAGGCAGACGACGGGGGGTTTAGCGCACTAGGTCTTACACACAACATACATTGACATACCACAAACAAACAACAGACATAAGGTTGACAACATGGTTAACTTAAACAAACTGAGACCAAGCGCGATAGCGCGCGGTAGCGCATTATGAGCAGAGCGCACGATCACGCTGACTACCAACGCAACCGCCCCGTTGTCTTACGTGAGCAGCCAACCTGCACCGTCTGCAACCGGCAACCCTCAACACAAGTTGACCACATTATTCCAATAGATGCAGGTGGCGGCCACGAGTTAGAAAATTTACGTGGCATATGTTTTAAATGCAACAACACACTCGGGCATCGCTACGTAACACAACGAAACAAAATGCGACAAACAATACGAGCAGAAGCCATGAGACAAAACGGAATACGCGAAACACACAAACCGTTTTTTACTGAGAAAAAATTATTCACCCCGACCCAACTCAGGATTATCTCAGATGACCCTAACCAGCCTGAACTGGCGGTAACTGGCCGAGATCAGCCTCGACTGGAAACTGTGTGGCCTGATGCAAGCGGTTCGTTTGGGGCTGAGGTGGGGGGCTGGGCTTTACAGCACCTTGGCATGGAGTTGA